TGACGGATGCTTATTTTATAGATCTAATAAAATATAATTAAGGGAGATTAAATTTTATAAAAAATCTATTTCTAAAGGTTATTCCTTAGAATACTTATAAGTATATATAGTATTTGTGGCAACTTAGTGTCGTATTAATTAACTATTTATGAATAAACACATTGGCAGCCCCATTTAACCCTGGAGCCACAGGTTTATTCAAAGAGGGTATTAAAATCTATCTTTATATTCATTTGCCAATCTTCGTGGTGTATCCCATGTAACAACCGGAGCGACTTCCTTATTCAATACTATATCTCCATTAGGCTTTGTCTTATATATTGATCTATTCTTTTTTACAAATGTACTATCTCCCATATATCTATTAGCCTGATAATTTACTGCCTTTATTATCTCACGTCTTTGAGTTAGGGCAGTTTGATGTTGTCTTTTCAGACATCCAAAATTTCTCTGGATACATTTCTTAACAGTATCTTTCTTACAATTTAACTTTTTAGCAATCTCAGGAGCTGTCATTCCTTCTAAGTATAATTTTTCAATCTGTTTCTTATCTACAACGGCCTTCATCCAACCAACTCCTAAAAAAGAATATAGTTCACCCAAACCATAAAAGGGGACATATTTTACTTTTACCAAATTGAATTCTTCAAATTTCATTTATATTATATATCATCCTTCTGAAGATTTTTCCCAACTTTGTCCCAAATTTGTCTCACTTTTGTCTCACGATTTTTTACTATCTATTGCACTGGCTTATATTTTAATCTATTATTAAGGTAAATAAATACTATATTTTATACTTTATGGTTCATTTAGTACTTTTTATTAAAAAATGGAGGGATTATAAATGATTAAATATGTTCCTGTATTAAAATGGAAGACAGGAGAAAAAGATGCAATTAAAAAATTGGACAAGAGCCAACTTGAAGAAATTTTTCCTGTAATTGAATTGGTAGATTCTATAGATACAAACAGTTTATTAAATGAAATCAGAGAAATTGGCTTAAATCACGCTTTTATTGATACCTCTCATTATGATGAAACAGATTTTAAATTTTATAAAGATTTAGCTGCTGACAACAATTTATATATAATTCCCGTATTTTATATTGATGATTTATTTAATAATATTTCTTCGGTAGCAAATCAATTTGATGAAATATGTATAAGATTAGCAATACCCGAACCTCTTGATTCTTTAAGTTATACTGAACTTTTCAAAAAAATATTTAAAAAAGAGATAAATTTAAAAATTGACTTAATACTAGACTTAATTTTCGTTCAAGATATGGAATCAGCTTCTCTAAAATATGTAGCCTTAAATCAAATATTATCCCAATTAGAAAAATATCATAATAACATAAATAAAGTAATCATTTCATCTACATCATTTCCTGAAAATTTAAATTCTTTAGAAGCAGGTGGAGAACAATCATATAAGAGATATGAATTTATCATATTTAACAAGCTTCTTGAAAATCCTAATTGTAAAAATTTAATAAGCAAATTAATATATTCTGATTACGGGGTAAATAAGTTTACAGATACAGAAATGGATTTTTCAAGACTTCAATATGGAGTTTTACCAAAAATAAAATATACACTTGATAATTCTTATTATGTACAAAAAGGTGAAAAGGATAGAATAAGAAATGTTTATACCGTTTCAGTTTTTGATATGTGCGATAAAATAGTTAAATCAAAATTTTTCTATGGGCAAAACTTTTCTTACGGAGATAATCAAATTTACACCAAATCTATTGACAAAAGAGGTCCTGGCGGAAATAAAGATTGGGTTACGATTTCTACTGTTCATCACATAGCTGTAATATTGAAACAGATCTCCAATTACATCTAAGTTTAATCGTAGTCCTTGTATAATCTATTATTTCATCATTTGGAACTTCCTTTAAAATCACATCTATAAGAGCACGCTTTGTTTTGCTCTTATATTTTTTGTCTGTATATCTAGCAACCAGTTCTATAAGTTCATCCTTCCATAAAATAGTTAATCTTGAAAATGGATCTACGTTATTATTAATACGTCCTTTTCTAACAGTTTTAAGCTCTTTATTTTCATTATAATATTTAATTCCCCACCATTTAGGTATTATTTTTTTTACTTCATTTACATATTTTTTAGTTGTTACTAATACCATCCTATCAAAAACCTTGCTATAATACTCTGATTGTCTAGGCAACCTTTGCAAGGTATCCATATCACTTTTTATTTCGTACCCATGAAACAAGCCATTAATTACAGCTATATCTATCCTAACATAACCATTAAGTATACTCATTTCAGGCACAACGATAGTGCTAGTATCATCTATATACATAGGCTCTTTTGAAAAATCTTTATACAAAAATGACCTCATATCACTATCATACATAATAAAACTCTCCTTCCACAATTAAAAAACTAATTATATTATAATACATATTGTCAACGTTATATTTACCTATCATCATACATTCTCTCCCACTTAACAATATCCTCCAATATCTCCTCACGCCTCCTATAAGCAGTACTTCTCACACCACCATACATTTCATTGGCAATCCACCCAACACTCTTGTTCAACTTATATTTGTAAGTAATAAATTTCATAATTTCTTCTGATAGTGGAGGGACTGTCAGCACTTTTTTCAATGGAGCTATGTTTCTTTTTAACTGCCTTATCCTGGCCATATTCTTACGGAGTTTTTTACTTACACACTTCAATTCATCTTTAAGCTCCTTAATTTCTTTTGTATCTTCCTTTTCCATCATAATTTGGCCTGAGTATTTTATATCTCGCTGGATGCTTTCTTCTTGCTCCTGAAGGTCCTTACAATCAATCTCCAGCAGCTCCATTTCCTTAAGATCTCTAAAATAGCCATATAACTTCCCTTCTGTCTTTTTAAATGTCTCTTTGTCCAACAGCTATCCCTCCTACTTATTTATTGCTTATGTCTAAATATCAACACCACTGCTGTCATCACACCAACAAATATACCTATGCACAAAAGGTACAAAACCACAAAACACATTAATTCCCTCACTGCATCACTCCCTGTATTCCCATAAACTCAACTGTCCTTTCGCCGGGATTGGTTTCTTTAGTATTTCAATGTTATTTAAGATCCACGCATATCTACCTGGAGTAAAATCTCCAAACAAATATTCATTCCCATCTACAGACAAATTGCCCTCTGTAATAGCACCACACATATCATCAAGCTCAATTATTTTCTGGCAATCAACCAATTCACATTTAGCAATTATCATCCCTATAGGTAAATTCTCATAATTATCATATCCATGCTTTTCCAAAACTGATTTTATAGGCTCATACATACAGCTTTCTTTATTAATACTCTTTCCAGCATGTATCAACAGTTCCCCGCGATAATTTGTCCTCCATGACCTAGTTTCTATATGTTTCTCTCCCAGGGCTATGAGTGAAGCCCAAGGCTGCCTGATAGTTAAAACCTTCATACTATTACACCCTTCTTTCTCTCCATATACAAAATCCCGGTCAACCCGTCCCGCCCAAAATCCTCAATGTGGTAATATTTTTCAAACTTCTTAGTAATTCTAATTTTCTCCCTAAAGTTCCAGTAAGGTATTCCCATTGCCCTGATTTTAGTAATCTTATTCATTTCACCACCTGCACCTTATACGACGACGTTTATTGCATCTTTTAACACTCTCACCCGCAACCTCGAATACCATGTTTTCTTTCTCTTTGGCTTTTTTAATTTTACGTTTCTGCAGCATATTGTATGTCATTTCAGCTTTTTGCTTCGCCGTCAATTTTTCCATATACACCACTCCTAAAATTACCAGAATAATTATTTGATTTCTCCGCATCCTATTCACATAAGGATATCAATGTACTCAAGATTTTAGAATGTTAAAGTTTATGTGAAGTTTGAAAGAAGTTTATGTGGATTGGGATGTTTTGTCTCTTGGTACATTGATTCCTTTTATTGCTTACTTTACACCGGGGATGATGAATCCCCAGTGTTTAAGCTTTTATTTAACTTCATTTTGTTCCTCAGTCCAGGGATTTTCATCCCTGGACTTTTTCTTTGTAAAATATTTAAATTTTAGTATAACAATTTAAAATCTGCGCATACTATAAATATCTACGTTCAGTTTCTATATTATTTTTTGCCAGGGAGCTTTCTCCCTGGTTTTTCTTTAAATATAAAAGCACTGTAAAATTCATATTTTTGAAACTTAACACCTCTTCGTGAAAAACATTCATGAGCTACAATATCACATCTATTCACTTATTCAATATCATATATTATAAGGATATTCTAACAATTAATTTATACTTAAAAAATTCACAGTGCTATCAGATTATATTATTAAAATTCTCTATAAATAGGGGGATCAATATATGAATTCAATATCAGATGCTAATTTAAATAATGATTATAGACATAATTGTGAAATCAATAAACCACACCCAGTTATCTTAAAATGTGGAGAAGCTGGCCAGATACTACTACCTGACACTACCCCAGGTGGAACTACTGCTACCGTCACTACTATCACTATAGATACTTCTAAATTTTGTAATCCATGTACGAAACTCGAATTTACGAGTAATATAATTGCAACACCTACTTCGCCCACAGCACCTGTTGTAGGAACTTTAAATTTTCAAGTATTTAAATTTTGTGGTGATCAACAACCCATACCTATTGGCGGGCAGTTTTCTTTTGCATTAGCACAAGCAGTGGCAATCCCTGCTTCTACTACATTTACATTTTTTGTATGTGACTGTAACCAATGTTTAAACGGATGCTGCACTTATGTTATAACAGTGACAGCTGCCGGGACTATTATTACAGGCCATATTGGTGTTTTCGCTGCAAGGTTATCATCAATTACTGTAGATAATCCAAAATAATATTATTGAATAAATAATTTTTAAGAAAATGGTATATTAATCATATCTTTTCTTGGTTGATTGGTATCATTTTCTTAAAATCTTTCTCCAGCTCCGCCATTTTAATTTCGTTTTCCGTTTTTGCTATGGTCTGGCGATAGAACTCAGTCATAAGCATCTTCATACCTCCTTCAGCACTTTTAAATCAACATCTGGATACCTCAATTTAAACTGTTTCAGAGTCCGTCTCCATTGTTGGCTCTCATACCCCTTGGTATCCTCAACCTCATACGTTCCATCATTGTTGAGTATCAGGAAATCCGCCTTGTAAGTAACACCTCTATTTTTTTCATTTCCTTCCTGCAATATAAATTCCGGTTGCAATACAAATCCTGCTATTTCTCCACTACCATATAAAATTTTTAATTGGCAATACCTCTTCATCTCAAGCTGGCTCCTAAAATACAGGCCATCATACCAAACACCCTTATTCCTATATTTTTGAGTCTTTACTTTGGGTCTTTCTACTTTCTGGCCCCTCTTTTTGAGATACGCTTCGTATTCTTCCTCCGTCCAATTCATCTATCATCATTCCTATCTGGCTGCCAAATTTTATTTGCTTGGCACTCTTTATGATTTTTGATTTATCCATAGTAGCCTTACACACCACCTTTTATAACTTTTAATTCAGGTTTCTTTTGTTTATCTGGAATAATTCCACCTTCCTCTGTCCAATATCCACATCTTATTTTTATAAATATACCTTGCAAACCTTTGCCGGCTACATCCCAGTCCGCATTATTTATGCCATATATTTTTATATTTTTATCTATTCCACAATTACGGAATGTAACTTCAATTGTTTCTCCCGGAGAGGGTATCTGAGCTCCTAAATCTACAGCTAACCATAAATTATCCGTTTTCCATGTACCTTTTGGATCTCTTTCATAAAATAAACATGGCGATTTTCTATAGTCCTTAAAGCACTTATTTTTATGGCTTTTTAAGCAATATGCACAATAATTATCCAATTGCTCCAAAGGTATCACCCCTCTATCTATACAATTACTTCTTTCAACTCCATAAGCTCAGCAATAAAATCATCTATATCCTTGAAATCTATTGGAATCGCATTAACAGCAGACTTCTGTCTCAGGAGGAATCCTCCGTCTTGTATTTCATAGCTCATTGTCTTACCCTGGAGTAATGCTATTTTCAGCAGTCTTTTAGGCTTTGACTTTTCACAAACAGCCGTAGGCCCCTTATCAAGCTGTGTATTTTCACATAATTCATTTATATCTTCCTCTGTCAATTTTTCATCACTCTTAATATCAGGCGCCTCTTTCTCTTCCTTCTTTCTCTCATGTTTGCATCCAGCATTCGGGTTGCGATTAACCACTTTTATGTCCCCATTTAAATACTCTTTTTTCCAGTTATAATAATACATCTGAGCTGTATTTTTAGTTATTCCAAATTCTTTCATTACCTTTGAGATTAACTCGTCTTTTTCCACGGTGTCATGCTTGCTGAAATACTCAAAGCATTTTTCCTTATTGCTAGTTTCGCCCATTTTCATTCACCTACTTTCCTAATTCACTAAATCACTCATACAATGCCCTTAAACGAATTTTAATTTACTGGACAAGTATTTATACTCTTATGCTATTTAAATTAAAATTTGGCTTGTTCTCGGCTTAAATTCGACTACTTTCTGCTTTCTATTCTATTGTCCAATCTATTTATTTTGTTCTCTGCCCATTCATCTATGGATTTTGAATCAAACATAATTTTCAACTGTTGAATCATTATTTCCATGTCTGCGATTTCTTCTTCCACATTGTGATTCTTGCCTCTGAGATATTTGCTTAATGCTTGTATCAGTTCTCCACACTCTTCCATGGCAATAATCATTTGAATGTCTCTGCCATAAGTATTTACAGCTTTTTCACATACTTTCTTGAATCTATTTTTATCCATTCTACCCACCATCTCCTAAAAGCTTTTTCTCCAAATCTCTTATTTCTCTCAATTTTTAACAAATTTTCTCATTCTGTAATTGTACTGAGCACCCTTGAAAACTGTTATATTATCCCCGCAGGATTCAAATATTCTTCCTGCCAGTGCTTCGTCCAAATCCAAGAGCACATTAGGACTGCATTCTGTACTTATCACCATTGGCAGGTGATTCAGATACCTGTAATTTATAATTGGCATTATATGCTTTATATCAGCTTCATTGAGGCACGCTTTGTTTCCATATCTGTCTCTTATGAGCTGTCCATTTTTCACTTTGTCTTTAAACAAATCGTCTATGATTAATACCTTTGCCTTTTGGTATCTGCCTAAAAGCTTCAGGTAATATTCATCATCATTGACGTTGGACTTTAATTGTCGCATGGCCTCCAGATATGGCATATAGATTACCTGTACTGGGTTCTTTTTTCTTAAAAGCGCGGCTCCAATGGCAATTACTATATGGCTTTTCCCTGCTCCCGGCTGTCCGAAGAGCCCGAAGCTGTTCTTCTCGATATTTCTGATGCTTTCAAAGCCCTGTATATAGGCTATGGCTTTTTTCTTGGCTTCTCTTGTTAAATCATCATAAGGTCTGTAATCATTCAGGGTCTTTACCGTGGCAGGATTTACCCCGAAACTTTTCCAGAGTCTCATGGCATAGTCTTTTTTATAGCAGCTGCATCTCTTATAGCCGGTATCTGTCTGTATCCATCCAGTATCCTGGCATATCGGACATTTATACGGAGGTCTATCCCCCGAACTCTGAGAAATCGTATGGACTTGACTCAGTATTCTTTCCAGCACTTCCATGCCTTTTACCTCCTTTTCTCTTGATGTTTTCACGTTTCCAAAGATCTTTTATAGCTCCTACGCAGTACCTAAAGCTGTTGATTTTATCAGAATCGGCATCTGGTTTAAAATCATAAAACACTTTATCTATGCCTTTTAGGACTATGTCGAGGGACGGCACCTCTGTACATATCTTTCGGGCAGCTTCCAGTTCACGAGGTCTTAATTGCACATCTGCTTTCCCTGATTTCTGGCAAAAATATTCCAGTGCTGAAATCCAGTGCTCTTTTTCTTTATTTTCTTTTTCAGTAGTATCTTTACTTTCCTTTACTTTACTTTCCTCTACTATACTTTGTGTGTTTTTATCTGTAGTTATCTCTTTGCATGGGGTTTCTGTATTCTCCTGCTTAGTTTCTACTGGTAGAAATCCCTCTGCACTATCATTTCTACTATTAATAACTGGCTTTTTAGGGATTTCTGCCTTTCTATTGTTATAAACTGGGGTAAGGTTTTTAACAAAATTGTCACTCCAAATAACCCTGTTTTTCCACAATTCACTGTCTATTGCATTCAAGTCAGCTAGTTTTTTTAGTATTTTATTTGCCAAATCCTCGTTGACATGAGTTTTTGCCAGTAGAAACTCCCAGTCAGCTGTATTTCTACAGTCATAAACATGCCCGTCTGTCATTCCCAGTAATTCCAGTACTTTAAACCAAAAGGCATACCCATCATTGCCGAAACTATTTTCTAATATAAACATTGTTTTTCCCGAACTAACATAGTGAGGAAAATATTCTACCGTTTGTTTCTTTGGTCGTGCCACATTTTCACCTTCTCCCAGCTTTCAATACTCTTTAGACTTACTTTTTACTTTCTTCAAACGGCGTGCCTTCATAAGGATCCTTGCCTTTTTCTTCTTCATCTTCAGCTTGCGTATATTCAACATCAGTTGCATCCATCTTTTGTTCATCTTCCTGTTCTTCTTCAAGTACTTCATAATTGTCCTCATTGGTTTTAATTATTTTACTGTCACTTGTGAGAGCCTCCTGCATGTCAATACTTAAAATTCCCCAGGTTGAAAGCATATTTTTAAGTACTGTTTTCCTTGCCATTGCATCAAAGTCTGTTTTCCATGGTCCGTTACCAAAACTCTTGCTGAACCTCTTGGCATGCGCTGTTACTTTTTCTTTACTCCAGTACACCATCTTTTCAAAACCATTTAAGAGCCTGAAGTATGCTGCATATCCTATTACTGCATCCGATTGTTTATTATCCAAGTCTAATTCCAATTCTTCTGTGAGAGGGTTGAAGCTTTTAAGCTGCCCTTCATATATCTCTGTTACATTGAGCTTTTTATATTGTGCTGACCTCTGAGCCATCTGAATAAATCCTCTATATCCAACTTGAAACTGTGCTTCCAGCTTTCCATGATTCTTAAATGGTATTATCCATGCAAATCCCAGGTTTGGATCTATGGGAAGTTTCAGAGAAGCAGCCTTCAAGGCGCTCCCCAAAACTGTCATATTGTCGCAACCCTTTAATTTCTCTTGCTTCAAGTTAAGTAAGCTGGTTATAAATCCATTGGCCTGTTTGTCGAGCATGTCCTCAAATCTTTTCTTTATACTTGCAGAATAAACAAGTGCCTTGAATGGATCCTTCGGTAGTTTCCCCGGTTCCTTTTTTGTAAGTTCCTTTTTTAAGCTCTGACTTGTAGCCATATTACTCATCCTCCCCTTCAAAATCTTCTTTAAATTTACACATTATTTTGTCTTTATTACTGTCATAATAAATTGAATCTATAAAATACCCGCAGTCACCTGGATCATACATTTTAAAGTCATTTTTATTCATAGCTGCCAGCTGGGCATTAAAACTATTTATAAGTGCTGTAAATGCCGGATTTGACATTACGCTTTTACCTCCTTGATATTAAATTTTCTGTATGAGCTTGTATTTAAATACTGTTTAAATAGCTCAGGATACTCCGCCTTGAACCTTTTGCTGTCAAACCTATTGGAGGTTATGCTCTTCCAATTAATCTCGTAGTCAGGGGCATATCCTATCTCTGCTTCACCCATTTCAAGCTTTATATTGTTCTCAATTTCTTTAACCTGAAGCTCCAAGGATTTTATAGTATTTTTAATTTCGAAGTAATCTTTAATTTTGTCTTTATATTCAGATTTTAGATTTACAACCGTCCCTGGAGTTGAGTCCTTGAATCTTTCCTTTAAATACCTCTCTGCAGCATCAGATCCATCCAACTTGGGCGGCACTCTTTTAAGTACGTTGTTCTCCCAGAAGTCTTTTTCTTTGGCCACAATAAGATTTATTAACTCATCATCCCTTGCTATTTCTTTATATATAAACTTCTGCCCACCTATGAGCACAGCTATATATGCCTTTTCATCACCTGTAACAGCCAGATAGTGCATAACCTGCGCAAGATAACTTGCGGGTATCTCTTCGCTATCCCAGCTGCTTGACAAGAATATATTTGCTGTTTTACATTCAAGCAGTGCTTTTTCGCCCACTATTTCCCTATCCAAATTGGCAGTCATAAATGGATGCTCAATGCTTTGAAGTATTGCATTTCTCCTTCTAACCCTTTTACCTGTTTTCTCTGAAAATCTCCTTGCAACATTGGGTTCCAGTATAGTTCCCCAATAAGCAGCCTCACTCTGTTCATCATTTTTGACTACCTCATGGGTTTTATCTATATAAACATCAAGTGGTGATTTATAATTGTTTATCCCAAGTATTGCTCCTGCATCAGAACCGCCGATACCCTGCTGGCGGCTTTTCAACCATTCAATTTCTGTCATATCTTTTGTTTTAGCCAATACCTTGTACAAATTTAATACCTCCCCATATTTGATTTTTCTCCCATTCTTTAGTAGAATGAGAATAACGATTTATTATTTTTGAACCCTCTGCAAAGGGTTTTCTTTTTATACATATTTAAGAAATTCCTTGAGTTCCATGTCTGTCAAATCCTCTACGTTCTTGAATGTCTCTCCAGTATCCGGATTATAAAGCTGACCCTCGTTGTCCATCTTGCAGTTTCTGACAAACTCTATGGCTTCTTTAGTATCTAAATTCCTATCCTGTACAAGCTGCACCACTTTATCTGCTTTCTTTCTAACGGATTCCATTCACTCACCTTCCTTTAAAACCTGAAAACTTTCAGCATTTTTGTATTTTCCATTTTCTTTTACAATAAGAGGTGCATAATAACTGTCCTTATTCCCCGGATAGCTTATTAACGCTATAGCTCCCTTGTAAAATCTATGGACATTACACAGCTTTTTTCTTTTCCCCTGCAATGCCTGACACAGTATTTCCATTTTGTTGCATCCTTTCAAATCACATTTGCCAGAAATATAATAACTGGTATCAAAATAACTATAGTCAGTTCATTTTCCACATCATTTTCTCTTTTATATCTAACTGTGTTGTATATAGCTAATACAATTATTGCTAATAAACTATAAACTCCTAAAACCTCAGCTCCTAGATGTGTCATGGTTTCCCTCCTTCATTTTCTGAACTATCAGCTTATCAAGTTTCTGGCTGATTTCTAGTGTTCTTCTGTCCAACAAATCATAAATTTCAGTGTATTTATTTAATAGCTCTCTTAATTCTGTTAAATCTTCCATCAGTACCAATCTCCATTCCCTAAAAGATGCAGCCAGTCACCGTCATTCAGTGTCACTTTCAGGTACATTTTTACTCTTTGAACTTTTATGGGTGCATGCTTTTCTGGTTCTTCCCACATGCTGTAGAAGTTTTTGCAAAAACTATCAAAAACTTGTCTCTCTGCATCAGCTAGCTTGCTGTAGCCTTTTACTTTCTCTGGAATAAACATTAATTTCCCTCCTCTATGAACCATTTGCCATGCAGAATTTCTTGTACAGAAATTCCTGTGAATGTAGTCTTAATAGGAATAAACGCACATTTCGTTCCATTAAGTTCACAACAAATCGTCTTCCCCTGCTCGAACGCCCTAAAAGCTGTCATCCTGTCTACTGGCTCATTAACTAGCCTGAACTTGCTGTTTAAATTAAAATGTGACAATACGGAAGTCTCGTTTTCGTTTTTAATATATCCATCTGCATCTGCATGAATAATAGCTCCACAATCTACCCTGCAACCTTCACCTACATATTTGAATTTCAAATTCGGATTCCTTCTAAATTTTTCTATCATTTGATCCAACGTGTATTCAGTCATGCTTTTCTCTCCTAATTGATTGATTTTAATTTATTTTTTTGTGCCCATAAATCTAAATTCTTTTGAGCTGCTTCTCTGGATGAAACCATAGGCATTGATGGAGATTTTACTCTGTGCAGCCCATTATTTTTGCTTTTTCTAAAAGTCCCATATTCACTACCTAAGCCAGTACTTACAAATATCTCATTGCCATTTTTATCTAAGTAGTTCATTTATATTGCCGCCTCCTCTCTAATTCTTACGCCATTCTTTATGGCCATTTCTTTTACTATACTTATATAGATTTCCTTGAGCCTTGGTTCATTCTCCAGGACATCCAAAATATTTAACTTTTCCACTCTGCTTGGAGCCATGCCATTTGCCATAGCCCTTTTTCTAAGATTAAGTACCAACACATTAGGCCTGCATTTCCCTCTGGTTTTCAAAGCCTCATATACCTGATCTTTCGGTGTCTTGAAATCTCCAAGCTCCCTGCCTATGGCATTCAAGATTCTATTGCACTCCCGGCGCCATGCTGCTTGCGGATTTAAGGTAATTACATTTCTTATATCCTGAACTTCCTCCTTGACCTCGCTGGTTTGTTTCTTGGCTTCCTCAATCTGCAGGCGCATATCTTTCATTTCCTGAAGCGATTGAATAAGAACATCCTCTATGCATGTTGGTTTCTGTATTTGAGCTTCCATATCATGAAATCTTTCTATATACGTTGCTGTAAATAAGACTCCTTTCTCTCCTGTAAGCTTATGAGCTATCATTTCACAACCTTTTTTAGTTACCTTATAGCAATTTCTTTTCTTACCTTGTAAATCGGTATAAGTATTTTCAACAAAGAAATCAGCCAATCCAAAATTGGATTTACCTAAAATTTCAATATACCCTTTTATATCTCTTAATAAATGTGAATGATCTTTGCCTACCATTTTTGCAACTTCTCTGCTGTCTATAGTTAGTGGCTTATTTTGGAACTGTATTAAGTTACTCAACTTCATCCCTCCTATAAAACTCTTCTTTCTTCTGCAACTCTTTCCAGCCATAAATCCAATTTCTTTTTATTTACTAGAAACTTAATGCCATTCCTAAAACAAGGAAAATCGGAATTTTCAGCATGTACAAGCTCCATAATCTTGTCGCGGCCTATTCCTGAATACTCTTTGCATTCATCTATCGTCAATGTAGACTTGTTAATTTCTTTCAAAGCTTCCTTAATGGCATCTTTAATTACTTCCTTAATTACTTCCTTAAAATTTTCATCTGCTCTCATTTCCATAAATAAACTCCTCCTTTTTACTCAGATTTTTGTTTTGAAAATTTAAAAGTCATAATTGCCTTAAATACATCATCAATTTCTTTACATATCCTTTTAAAGTCACAGGCTTCATCACTGTTTACCTTACCATCAGAACAAATTTTAATAAGTAACTTTTCACAGCTAACATAGTCACCTATTTGTGTCTGCAAGTTCAAAATAGAAGTTGATAAATCTTCAATTTCAATGTCAGGTAAATACTTTTGCCCAACCTCCGCGCTTGTTTTTAGATGCTGATATGCCAAATGCTGTGTATTGTAGATTTCTATCATTTTGATAACAACTTTATCCGGGGGTATCCTTCTGCCGCTCTCATAAGCTCTCAAACTGTCAACCGATATGTCCATTAACTCTGATGCTTTTTCTTGGGTAAAACCTGCACTTTCACGCGCTATTTGATAAATATTCCTGCACTCTTTGTCCATTCAAATCACTTCCTTTTGCTAGTAGAATATAGATATAAGCTTGTTCCATTATCTGCTAAAGGTATTTACATTATTTTGTACAATTATCATCATCAAGGAAGGTGGTGATAACTATGTCTACACAAGCTAAAATACACTGTTTCAATTGTGATTGTACCTATTATGCCTATTGGGATGGTATTGATAAAAATAAAATCATTAATTGTCCTCATTGTGATGCTACAATGGATGAAACTATGTGGAACAGCCTAATTAATGCAATGGGCGCTGTACATGATTTAAACTATCATTTTGTAAAATATAACAGTGAACGTAATGAAGATTTATTTGAAGTTAATATTGAAAATTTTCATGTGCCAAGTGAGAAATTTAGAGATTTGTATTAAAAACTAATACTCTCGATTAAATAATCAAATAAATCTTTTAGTATAGTTGGTGTTGTATCAAGTTTATTTTTCCTGATTTGATATGTTATTGCATCAACTATGCTATTAAAATTTTCTTTTCCTAAAGATTGCATTAAAAGTTTTTTCTTTTGCTCTAGTTCCTTGACTCGTTGCTCTGCATCCATCACACGACCTCCTTTGCTGGTAGAATTAGATTATGGGATTATACTACTCGTTGTGTTACCTTTTATAATTTTTAGTAACGAATCGTGACTTTTATTCATAAAAAAATTTCCTCTATATTTTTGTTTAAGATTTTTGATATTTCTTTTGCTAACGATAAGCTTGGGTTTCTTTTTCCGCTTTCTATCATATAAATTGTCTGAGGTGTTATATTAACCTTTTTAGCTAATTCATAACCAGATATATTCAAACCCTCTCTTATCAATTTTAAGTTGTTTCTCATACTCTCACCTTCCTTGTGTCACTTAATGTTACTTTATTTATTATTATAGTCACTTTTAGTTACATGTCAAGCACTTTTATAACTTTTCGTTACAATTATTTTTATATGTAACAAATAGTGATATAATAATATAAAATTATGGAGGTTTTACTTATGAAATTCGGTGATATATTATCAAATTTAAGAAATGAAGCTAAAATTACTCAAAAAGACCTCGCAAATATATTAGGCGTTTCCAGAGGAACTATCGGTATGTATGAAATAGGTCAAAGAGATCCTGACACAGAAACACTAAAAAAAATAGCTAAATTTTTTAATGTTTCTGTAGATTATTTATTGGGTAATACTAATATTAAGAATGCAACCGATTCTGCCGATAAAATAGCTGAATCCCTAAATGATGACCCTGAATTAGCTCAGTTTTGGGATTCATTAAAAGATAGAGAAGATTTAAAATTGCTATTTAAGCAAACTAGAGATATGTCTCCCAATGATATAAAAAAAATTATTCGGATTATAAAAGCAATTGAAGATGAAGAAGATAGAAATGACGGATAAATATATATCCATACATATAAAATATATTGAGAGGGGGAATTAACATGGAAAAAGATAAGGTATTTGATCTAATGACCAAAATGTATGCTGAAATGCAGCAAGATCTTAAAAGTATACACACTGAAATGCAAAATGGATTTAAAAGTGTAAATGAAAGAATAGATTCTGTAGAGGTAGAAGTTAAAAAGAATTCAGTATTGCTTGAAAAACAAGGTAAAGATATAAAATTACTGGCTGAAGGCCATAAAAGTTTATCTGAACAAATGGATCGTAAATTTGCAGAAGTAAATGAAACAATAGAAAAAAATTACACTCTGCATGATAGAGCTATTAAAAATATTTCTAAAACATCAAATAAAGGTGAAAAAGCTTATGATTTCATAAAAGAATTATCCAATAAAAATTTCGGAGATTAAATGTTATGGGAGATGATGTTATGGACATATTGGATAATCCTTTGTTAAAGGCACTTTTAAATGAGGACATACCCTTTTACGAAGTGATGAACTCCTTCAATATTAAAACCACTATACTTTTCAATATACCGTCACATATCCTTGGCTTTGTTTATTTGAGCAGGCGCGGATATTACCATATACTGCTGAACGGCTCCGTAAATTATGAAACTCAATGCAAGGTTTTTATACATGAAGTAAAACATATAACTGATGATATGCCTAAGCTTGCTTACATAATAGGATTGGACATGCAGTACACATATATGGAGCTCTCTGCTGACAATATAGCTAATAAATTATATACCGTTAAGTAATTTACTCAATTTTATAATTTTGAGTTTTTATTTTTACCTACTAGAGAAAATTTTGTAATTATATGTTTATATTTCATAGATGTCTAATAATTTCATAGATCCTACTTTATTATATTGTAATATACTTTAAATAGAAGATTCATATAATACAGTTGTTTTATGAAGTAGTT